CTATTCGGTATATACCGTACGTCCTGGAACATCCTGAACATATTACCTACAATAGTAGTGTATACGTCTGCGACCTTAGACTGCATCCACTGACGGTTCAGCGATCCCTGAGATGCTATTAATGCACTCTCTGTAGCAGTCTTACGACCTTCCGAGCCCCCTGCGAGATCACTTACATGTAGACTTTGTTCCTCGTAGCTACGTGCATCACCTTCGATACCTAACTGATCGTTAGGCACCTGCCCCCAATTAGCTTCTCGGATACTACTAATGTCGTGTAATCCAATAACATCACCATCTTTAGCATCGCGTACGTTATCTACAAGATTAGCATTCCGTTGAATCTCAGTTTCATTAGCCCATACAACACGAGGAAACCTACGTAAGATATCTACACGCCGACTCATGGACTCTACTATAATATTCTGCAGATCCTCTACATACTTCATAGGCGGCTCTGGATAGTACGAACTCTCCACAGTATCAAACTTAACAGGAATATACTGAAACCCCTTAGACATAATAAACCCAGGAGCCTCATTGAGTCCTATTAGGGTTGCGCCTTCATATTCTGCACGAGTCTTAACAAAAGGATGAGTCTCTGAATGTATCTCTTTTTCGTGACCATCTAAGAACGTGATAAGTTTACGATTCAGCCTATCGTGGACTTCGTATAGTATTACTACGTCACGTTCGGCTTTAGCTCCTTGGACATTCTCGTTACCATCATCGGCATCGTACTCATCACCATAGTTGAGCAATACAGAGTCCGTAGAATTCGGAGTATCTGAAGCCCCCATAAAATCCTTGGGAATCTTATACCTTGAGTCATCTTTTAATATATCAAACGGGACTTCGATACGTTCAATTATATACTCAGCGTAGCCTAGGTTCTGGGGAGGACACTTAGGATCTACAAACACATTAAAGGGCCTGACACGCATTACACATGGAAAATCATCTTTGAATGCATCGTTTGTGACATAGGGAGGCATAGAGTCATCCCCTGATGGGTTATATCCCATCTTGACCCATCCTACACCACAAAACAACGCATCAAACATAGCTTGATGTATCTCAGCTTTAGCATTCATAATATCCAAGCCGGCATTACCAGCTCGTTCCATAATCAACGATATAGCGTCTAGCTCACCTGCCATACGTTCTGCATTAGGCTTAGCATTAACAAACACTTCAGGGTAATGAAACGCCACAGACGATAAGATCTGCCTGACCAAAGGATACATACGAGACACATGGATAATCTCATCCTTATCGAGTCCTGGAATGTCCATCTTTAGCTCATAAGAAGCCAAGAGTTTTTCCCAAGACTTATGCTTAGGTTCCATAACTCTCTGAACCCTATCAATCGTCTTACGCCAATACTCTCGTTCTTTGTTATTTAATTTTATATCAGCCATTTCAATTCAATACATGATAGCGACCGGAATGTGCAGGCCGTCCAGGTAAGGCATCTAAGATATCTTTCCCACTACCCATGATTGGGTCATCCGTATGTTCTGCATGACGATACATGTGAACCATACCATAACGCCATTCATCTGCGGCATGATCTTCAGCGTGTGTATCTACGTCTTCTGGGTTCTTGTCGGCTCGAGGTAACGCAGGCACTGTACGCATAAAGTTATCATTCCAACCTTCAAAAGCATAAAACTTCTCATGTAGCAACGCGTCACGACAAATACGCCATCCATTTACACGATCATTGTTCGCACGTGTTATTGGTAACTCGTAGTCACTAAATACATCAGCAGCACTCTTAGTCATTTGTTCCGTGAGTCTACGTTTAACCCACATGCTAGGATCAGAATAAATCATAATAGGCATACGTCCAGCAGTATACGGAAACCCTTTTATTCTATTTACGATTTCCTCTGCGTGTTGTGACGCTGTTCTATCACCTTGATAATACTCCATTAGTCTATAAATATTACCATCGAAGTCTACCGTGTATAAGCCAAAACTAGTAGGAGCCGATTCACCGTAATCTAATGCTCCATACAAAGGCCACGAAGCCGGTATCTCGAAGCTCTTCGTTTCGATTTTAGCCTTATTCCACTGAGTAAAGAATTGTCCTTGGTATATATCCCAATCGCCATTTAGATTCGCCTTACGCAACGACTCATCTTTAATGTTATTGAGGGACATTACATATCTAGGGTCAGCTTCCATTAGCGCTGGATTATCAAATACCCTAGCAGATATAAATGTGTAATCGTCTGCATCTTCCGCGCCTTCGAATCTACGATCTATCCATAACCTCTTTGCCCACGCATGTCCTACACCACCAGGGTTTCCTGTAGCCCACATCACAGGCTTAATGGCTTTGTTTGCTGTACGGCATGAGCTACATATGTATTGCCATTGGAACTCTGTGAACTGTGTTACCTCTTCGACTGCTACGAAATCAAATTCCTGACCCTGGTAGTTAAATACATCGTCCTCGTGTTCTGCATGACCAAACATCAACTCACTACCATTGGGCAAATACATCACGCCTTCACTCTTGTTGTACCAAGCCCTGAGCTTTGGAAACTGCCTGAACAATGGACGGATATGGTTACCGTCTAGTTGCTTAAATGTCCTACGAATCAAAAGCCCCGTAGACCCAGGATTCTCCATGAGCATAATGAGCATTATGATTCTAGATGCGTAGCTTTTTCCTCCGCCCCTAGCGCCTCCGTAGAACGGATACCTTACACCGTTTCTGACATCCTCTAGAAGTTTAAATTGCTTAGGCTGCAGGGCAACATTAAACTCTAGATCTTCTAAATGCTCTGTATGGACCCTACCGCGTGTTGGCATGTTTTTTAGTTACCGATGCAAAGGATGTCTGCAAAAACCTACCCATAGCTTGTTTCTTCCGAACACTCTCGTCATACTGAGGTAGGACTAGTAGTTCTATGTCGGGCTCTGAGATACCTACACTGCGTTCTTCATTCGCAATAGACTTTGCTATTTCTATAGCCGCTTCTGGTTCTATATCAAGCATGTCTAGATACGGCGTAGCATCTTCAGACATTAACCACGCTATGGGATCATATTTCCAGTCTTTAGCGTAGTCGTAATACAAAGCCCGTATGTCTAACACACTCATGTCTTGTGATTGCGCTAGATCCTTAAAACTAAGTTCTTTTGTTTTTACTTTCTCGTATGCTCCATGTAACCACTCGTGATCTTTCCATTTATACTGAAGCCTAATAACATCATTAAAAGCCTGCATGAATACTACGAACGCGAGCCTTCTATATGATGTGAACTCCCAAGCTCTCGCTGCATCTACAGTACCGTTAATAGTACTAAAATGCAAATCCACAGATACCCCATCGGGATCCTGCTTAGGTGGTACAGGGATCTGCTTTCTGTGCTTGCCTTCCCAGCGCACATACTTTTTAGTGTCAGCTTGCTGTAGCGCTAGGTAGATGTCCTGAAGTTCGCTCAACGGCTTCCGCTACTTCCACAGCCTCAATAGGAGATTCATCACCTTTGAAGCTAGTTATGTTTACTACGAATTGGGGTTTAGAGGTTTCTGCTGTTTCTACGCGCACGAGCTTAGTTTCCTCACGTGCTGCGCTGAGCGCTTTCAAACACATGGTGTAATCTTCCATGCTTTCGTTGGCTTTATATATCTGCTCTAGTCTGCTGAGTCTAGTGGCGAAGTTCGCTATGGGTATATGAGCTACTAACGCATGACGTTTCTCTTGGGCTTCGTCGATCATAGATTGTACTTTAGAACTCTCAAGATGCTCTATGACCTTAGTGCGTGTAGTACTAAGAGCCTTCGCTATTTCTCCGGCGGTTTTACCTTCGTAGATCAGCATCGATACTACGCGAGCAGAATCTAATGCTCTGTCGTTTACTAGATTTGTCATTTTAATAATCTACCGCGTGAGGCCCTTCATAGCCCATACCTCGCAAACGCTCTTTAGTAGGGCCAGCAACTTGTTTATATAAATCTTCAGCCATAGATTTATTTTTATATGCACTACCTCTTTTCTTAGCTTTCGTTAGAATCTTAACTAAGTGTACTAGCTCTACATTATTAGCTTCGTGGCCGGGATTACTTAGCCTATTAAGAAAACCATTTAACGAGAATATCTCAGGATCAGGATCCTCTCTAAAGTGCCACATATTAGTCCGTTTGCCTACCTTAGCATTATCTAGTAATGTATCTAAGTCGCCGAAATCTGCAGCCTCGGTGAAGTTTTCTAGATTAAACGTTTTACCCCCTGGCCATCCTGCTCCTGGCTCAGCGAGCGGCTTGCCTCCATAGTTAGTCATATGCTCTAGAGGCCCTTGAACCTTAGCTGCTCCAGCAGTGCCTTCCCCTCCTGTTGCCTTACCCGCACGTCTGTTATCACGCTCTTTAGCGTACGCCTTTACCATTGCTACTAAGTTACTTTCAGTAACAGGTTCCATAGTACCAGGAGCATTCAATAACTGATTAATACCTTTAATTTGCTCGTCTAGTGCCTCATCAGACATACCAGCTAATTCTGTTACAGCAGAACTTGGTGGAGCTTCCACGCCTGACTTTAGCTTAGGCTCAAAGTTCGGATCTACCATATCTGCATCTTTAAACTGTTCCCACGTAGCGTCATCCCAATCATCTACATGATGTATGATAACCTCTTGGCGAGGAGCGTCAGGCGCTATATCCATAGGATCGCCTTTAGCTAATACAGGCATAGTTTCGTCTGTTAAGCCACTTAATTTCTGCTGCTCCGCTTTGCGCCCCTTAGTTAAGCCAGATACTGCCTTGCCTAGTTTTCCTGGGATTGCAAGTCCCGAAGACGGAACCACTACTTGGCCGACATCTTCAGCGGCTCCTAAAGGATCAGTACTATACTCACGACCTGCGCTTTTAATGCCTTCCCATAGTTCAGCCCTAGCTCCAGGATCATCACGTATCAGCGCATCTACAGAACGCCTAAGTTGTACTAATTGCTCGGGCTTCATAGTTAATAAGCTACCGAACTCCTTGGATGCATTAGCTGCCCAAGTCGCCGGCAATGCTGCGAACCTATCAAGATCATTAGTAGGTAGGTTCCTACCGCCTCTACGGGAGTTCTGATACAGAATCATATCACCTAACTCAGAAAGCATAGTGCCAGCGCCAGGTGCTATAGGAAACACACCTAGGTCTTCTAGACCTTGTTGCATCTGGTCGTATTCGTCTGGGATGTATCCTGGCCCAGGATCCTGACGACCTGTGAAATCCCCTATAGGATCACCATAGTTAGGATCTAACATGCTTTGTAATGAGGATGCCATTAGGCTCTCCTAGAGTAGTCTGGCTGATCGGGCGAAGGCACGAGGAATTTATCTCCTGTGTTTCCTACTACGTCATACGATCTGCCTTGGAGTGTAATTCTACCGTTTTGTAGTTCTTGTGAACGCGCATGAGGTATGGCACTTATTTCTAATGCGCCTGTGATACCTCGATTATTAGTTCTGTCATATCCAGGCCGATATGCAGTAGTCCTCGTGCTGCCGCCTGCTGAGGATGTACGTGCTCTACGTTCTTTTTCTATTTTTAGATATAACTGACGTATATAATCAGCTTTTTCTTGGTTAGACCCTTTAAATCCGTGTTCTTTTATCCAGTTTAATTCTGCTGTTGCGTTTTGAAAACTGGGGTTTTGCGAGCCCGGTGCTCTTATGTTATCATCATCAGCTTTACGCCACTGACTTTCTAAATACTGATATCTTTCATCGGATAATTCAATCTTGCCTTCTTGCCCTGCTCTTAATTCTTCATTAGCATTATCATACTCACCCTCGTAGTCTGTCTTATACCCATAACGATCATACTTCTGTTCTGACCCCACACCCTCATCCATAGACTGGAGCATGCCGGCCTCGGAACTCCCATTTGTCAGGCCATAGTTTACAGCACGATCTGAAGATTCTGTATCAGACTCAGTGGGCGTACTAATTGCCTCGGGCTGCTCGGTCACAGCTTCTAATTGATCTGTTTCCTGGGGAAACTCACTAGGCTCTTTGGCTCCCTCTCTACCTGTTACTTTACTTACTATATGAGACACCGCATCAAATCCTTTATGGAGCGCAGCTGTCTGATAAGCGTATGGATTATATATCGGGTACCGATCTTCTTCGGGTACACCTGCTTTGATGTCTTTCGCATGTCTGTAGCCTGAATACGCCATTGCGCCTTTGCCCGCCGTCATAATAATCGGGTTAGCTTGTATAACCCCCTGACTCACCATCTGAGCCAGATTAGCAGCCTTCACGAATCCACCGCCAACCTTCTTGAGTCCACTCATTATACCCCCACCTTCCTCTCCACTCTCCTCATTATCTTGCTTAGCCATACATACACCTTTTTTCAAATTTATGTATTGTACCGCCCAGTTGATACTCGGTATTACTTAGTACCAAGTGGTAGGGCCCCCCACTA